AAAGATTAACTATACACCAAAAGACATTGATAAGAACCACGGACACGCACCTGGCCTAGCTGCCAAGTTAAAAGATGCGCTGACTCATTTGTTCAAGACTTCACCTAAACAAGGTGTTTATCAAGGTGATATGATGTTTGGTACCGACAAGGGTGATAAACAACAAGAGAAAAATGGCGGACATTCTTTCCATCCAAATCCGTCTGGTCTAACTTATACTGCTCACGGCCAACATGCTGCCGATGTTAAGAAAGCAAAAATTGGTGTTGTGACACACTTGTCATATCAAGGTAAAGATGCAGGCAATTTAAATGTATCACACGAAGTTGACCATGAAAACTTCAAGAAACATCCAGATGTATTCTCAGTTGATCCAAGAATGGACACAGCAAAAGTTCATTTCAGTCCAGAAGAACAAAAGAAATTCAACAAACATATTGCAATGGCTCAATCGGTACATGACACCCATGGTGATGACATGTATGCTGGTACAAAAGCACATCATGGAGTTGGTGGTTCATTGGAAACCTATATGAATCATACAGTTAGAACAAGTGAAGAACCCAATCATCAAAACTTTAAGAATTGGTTAGAAACCGATACAAATAAAAAAATTGATAAACTTAAAGTTGAAAAGAATCGTACAGCCAAACAAGCTGATCTTAAAGCTGAACTTGGTAAAATTGAAAGAAATAAAAAACACTATAACAATGTATTTAAAATGCATGGCCATTTACAAAAGGCCAAAGATACTCTCATTGGTGTTATGAATCAACACCAAGAATTTCAACACTCACATGCCGGTGAAGATGCTAATCCAGAAGGATATGTTTTCCATCACAATAACGAATCGGACAAATTTGTTAATCGTGCGGAATTCTCTAAGAGAAATTTTGCTGGGATCAGAAACATATGAAAAAGTTTTTAGAAAAAATACAAGAAGATGCACAGACGCATACACCTGCGGTAATGGCATTTGGTCGGATGAATCCTCCAACTATTGGCCATGAGAAATTGGTTGATAAGGTAAAGCAGATAGCAAAAGACTATAAAGCACCGCACCATATTATTGTTTCACATTCTATGGATGCAAAGAAGAACCCACTAGACACCACAAGCAAAATCAAACACGCAAAGAGATTCTTTCCTGGTGCAAATATAACTTCATCCAGTAAAGAGAAACCAACTTTCTTGCAACACGCTGCAGCATTACATGCAGCTGGCCACGATCACTTGATAATGGTTGCAGGTTCAGATAGAACCTCTGAGTATGAACAAAAACTAAATCAATACAACGGTGAAGGTCCAGGCAAACTATTCAACTTTAAAAAGATTGAAGTTAAGTCTGCTGGCCAGCGTGATCCTGATGCCGAAGGTGCAGAAGGTATGTCAGCCTCCAAGATGCGTGAACATGCAAAGAGTGGTGACTTCAACTCCTTCAAACAAGGTGTACCAGCACACGTACCTGAGAAACATGCAAAAGAATTGTTCCGTGATGTTCGTAAAGGTATGGGTATAAATGAGAATTACAATCGTGGTCTTTTCAGAGCCATATTTGTGACAGGTGGTCCTGGTTCTGGTAAAGACATTATCATTCGTGAAGCAATTCCAGAAACTAAGGCTGTAGAATTGAATTCAGTACAGGCTTTCGAATATCTAATGGATAAACAAAAGTTATCTGAAAAGACAAATGACCACCGCAGAGAAGCAATCCGCAATCGTGGCCCATTGATTATTAATGGACCGGCAGATGACCACTCCAGAATACTTACCATCAAAGAAGAACTAGAAGAATTAGGTTATAGTACCACTATGGTATTTGTTGACACAACCAACGAAGCCAGTAAAGAGAGAAATGAAAGATTGACAAAAACACTTGCCGAATCAATTAGATATGATAAGTGGAAACTTGCACAGACAAGTAAGCAAGCATACATTCAAAACTTTCAGAATTTTATGGAATTCAATAACAGTACTACATTAGATGAAATTGAAGAAGATATTTCTGACACTTACGAAAAAATAAATACATTTATTGAGAACAGAAAATTTAATGAAATTGCGTTCTCTTGGTTGGAAAATCACGGTAAATATAATATAACTGACTCTGTTTTTAAGGAAGATGAAAATGTTAAAAAGAATTTTAGATTTGTTGAAAATTACAAAACCAAGCGCACCGGTACAGGACAAGCATCCACTGGACATCCAAAAGTATCAGCCGGAACAGGCCCCAGTGCAGACGGTCCAAGTGACATTACCCCAGACAATCGTGCAGGAGACTCCAACGCCGACAATATCAAGTGGGACAGAAACGCCAAGCGTGGAGGTTACACCTTCAGAACCTACACCGAAGACTCCGGCCCCACAGTTAAAGTCTACCCAGCCCCGAAAGAAAGCAACTTCAGCAAAGACAAAGAAAAAATAAAGAAAAAAGGCTTGGTTGATTCTCCTACTGTTAGTCAGAGGATGAGGAATGTTTCAGGAATCAGCCAAGAATTTGATACTCGCCAACAGGGAACAGTATACCCTATGTCTGGTCTTGGCGATGTGACATATAGAGAACAAGTCGATTTTAAACGATTTAGAGAATCATTTAATGATCCATCGGATTCCGAAATGGGAGTAGCTGGTGTTTTAGGTGGTTCTACAAATAAAGAGCCAATGGAAAATCCAAACGATAAGATGGGTTACTTTAACAAGAAGAAAAAGAAATGAAAAAATTCACAGAGTTTGTCAAAGAATCGACACCAGCAACACAGCAACATGACGCTCAGGAATTGAAGCGTCAAAAAACCCATTTGATGAATAAATCAAAAGAGTATTCTGACCAGGCTGAAAAAGAGAAACACTTTGGCCACGGCGGAGCAGCGGAAGCTAAAGGTGAAACAATGGCCCAGGCCGCACAAAATGTTAAAAAGTTTTAAAGAATTCATGATAGAAACTGCCGCATGGCAGCGTTCTGCTGGAAAAAATCCAGATGGTGGCTTAAATAGAAAAGGTATTGCATCTTATCGTGCAGAAAATCCTGGTTCAAAATTGTCGATGGCTGTTACAACAAAACCATCAAAATTAAAACCTGGATCTAAGGCAGCAAATAGACGTAAATCCTTTTGTGCTAGAATGTCGGGAATGAAAAAGAGATTAACTTCTGCGGCAACCGCCAAGGATCCAGATTCAAGAATCAATAAATCACTACGCAAGTGGAATTGCTAAAAACGGAGAACAAAAATGATAGACCTAAGAAAAAAAGATGACATGATTGCAGCAATTGAACAAATTCTTCAACAAGAAGCACTCAAGGGCAATCAACATTTAATTGATAAAAATAAAAACAACAAAGTTGATCCAGAAGATTTTAAAATTCTTCGTGGTGAAAAGAAAACTGTCAAAGAAGAAGAAACTGTTGATGAAGGCATCAAAGAACTTGCCAAGAAAGCTTTCAAAGCAGTTACTGGTGGTTCAGATGAAGACCAACGTAAAGACCTACAACGCAAGATGGGTCTACCACAAACTGGTAAGAAACCAACTCCTCAAAAAGAAGAAGTTGTTGATGAAAGCCTACTAGGCCAATTGAGAGATCGTGGTAATGTTGCTACAGGTCAAAAACAACAAGATCGTAAGAATTTTGATACAAATACTGGTGCTGCATTAAAACCAAATAGCACAATTAGTGGTATTAGAGCTAAGATGCAAAACAAAGTCCAAGAGGAATCTGAACAAATTGATGAGTTGTCTAAAAGCACTCTTGGTTCTTATATTAAAAAAGCAGCTGCTGACTCCACAATTTCTCGTAAAATTGGAGCTGATTTTGAAAATCGAGCAAATTCAAAAAGAAGTCCTGCAATGAAAGATGCATCTACAGCACTTTCAGATAAGTTTAAATCCGATTCACGTAAACGTAAAGCTAATGTCGATAAAGCAGTTGATCGTTTAACAAAAGAAGAAAAACAACCAAAAACTCTCCGTCAATTCAAAGAAGGCTGGGAAGAAATGATGGCCGATGTTAAGAAACGTGCAGAGCCAAAACCAAATGGTGGTTCAGGTGTCAAACAAGGTTCTCGTTACGGTGGTTCTAAACAAAAAGACACACCAGAACAGGACACAGAAAAAAAGTAACTGAGGCAAAAGGACCAACCAGTCAGGAAGACGGACCTTTTGTCTCTAACATCAATGATGCAGAAGATTTGAAGCCATTGAATCACGCAAGATACTTGGCCAAAAAATCTTTGAAAAGAGTTAAGAACGAAATGATGGGTAAAGCAGGTACATCAGAATAAGGTAAAAAATGAGCAAAGCGCTAACAATAAAATCAATAGTAAAAGGCACCGCAGATAAGCCAACTTTCGGTACCAATCCTAGAGATCCGTGGTCCGCAAAAGCAAACATTGCGGAAGATGCTGCTTTAAACACATACTTGAAATCTAGAGGTATCAATCCAGAATTTGCAACAAAAGACCAGAAGGTTTCGCATTCCAAGACAGGACAATTCATCAAGTGGAAAAGAGACCACATGATAGAGTCCATCACAGAAGCAATTGACAAGATGGATGTTATCATGTTTGATATTCCATTGTTGATTCGTATGTTAGAGTATGCTCGTGAAGATGCAAAGACTGATATGGATTTGCACAAGGTTGTTGAGAAGTTAATACACATTCGTAAAAAAGGTGTGTTGACTATGAAAGACTATACCTTTGTGACAAGGCTAAGAGAAGGCCTTGAACTTGATGAAAATCATGTTGCAATCGCAATGGGTCAAATGATGGACGATGAAGGTAGTATGGTTTTGAATCAGTTGGACCAAATGGAACGTGCCGTAAACATGGTTCGTGATTACATTGGTACAGACTATGAAAAACAACTACCTGCATGGGTTCAGTCAAAACTAACATTGGCATCCGACTATATTGATACTGTTGGTAACTATCTAAACAGTAAGAATGAAGATGTTAATGAAGCTGCATCAGCTTCTATCCGTATGTACAAGGCCTTGCAACAAGCCAAAGAGAAACGTGAACGTGAAGAACGCTTGGGTAACGAACTGTTGAACAAGAAACCACCAGAACAAAAGCCTGTACAAAAAGAGGAAGTGAAAGACGAATATGCTCGTAAGGTCAACAAATATTTAAAAAAGAAATATGCACCAGAACAGAAACCTGTGCAAAAAGAGGAAGTTGAAATTGACGAAGGATGGAAAAGAGCATTAGGTGCTACCGCAATAGCAGGCACTATGGCCCTGGCCAGTGGTGCCCACGCAAGAGTCAGTGGTGACCATGTGGACAACCCAGAAATTAATCGACTAACAGGTCAACCAAAAGTTACACAACAAATTTCTCCTGGCGCCACAAAACCCGCAGCGACAAATCCAGGGTTTAAGAAAGAATACTTACAAAGCGTTGCAGATGGAACACACCCAAGACCTTTGATTAGTAAAGAACGTGCTCAGGAATTACTTCAACAACATAAAGACAGTGATAAAGGCACTCAAAAGAACGAAAACTATCAGGACCCAATGGCCGCAACATCTATGCCAAACGGCGGAGCAAACAGTCCAGATGATGTTATGCCAAAAGATAAAAATAAGAAACTGATTCAAATGTCTAAGTCTGCTCGAATTATTAAGTCCATCTACAAAAGGAAGGGCATGAAAGAGGAGATTTATGACCACGAAAAGGAAGATAAGTCTGTTGCAACCTATGGTAAGAAACCAAAAATCCAAAGAGCAACAGATAATTCCAATATGGAGAAACCACAAGCCGCTGCAGTTATGACGGGTGGCACCACCTTAACTGGTGAAAAGAGAGATACCATCGAAATCGATCCTATGATGAAGATGCGTAGTAGACCCGATTCTGGAAAAAGATAAATAGTAACATAACCCTCGGTTAAAAGGAGAATAAAATGTCATCTTGGGGAAATAACGATAACGCAGCTAACGCACCATACTGGGCTGTTGAAACAGTACAAACAACAAATGCACCGGTTGCATCCGCACCAACAGCAGCAAACGTTGCATTGTTGTATGGTAACACACAATTCCAGGCATATACACAAGGTATGACTGTTGGATTATTCATGGTAGATGCTACAGAAACCACTGCTGGTGGTGATAATGTAGTAGATATCTCATTGTCAAATCAAGGTGCAGGATATGTTGAAGCACCTGGTGTTTCTATTGTAGCTAGTGCTGGTGCATATAGTGCAAGTGCCACCGCTACTATTTCTGCTGGACTGGTGAGTAATATTACAGTTGCAAACACTGGTGTTGGTTACACATCAACTCCAGCAGTTACAATTCAAGTACCTGTTTTAACTGTTCCTACAGCTACAGTAATTGTTGCCAATAACGTAATAATGTATACCGCACACGGGCAAGCAAATAGTGCGGCTCTTGTTTTCAACTGGGGCGGCTCTGCTAACATTAATGGTCTAACAAACGCAAACACATACTATGTTGTGCCTGTTGATGCAAATCGTTTCTCGTTGGCCAACACCGCAGCCCTTGCAGCAAACAATTCTGTTATTGACCTTTCATCAACTGGTGAAACAGGACAATTCTTTACTATTGTTGATGCAACCAGAGCAACAGCAATTGCAAGTCGTGGTTTAAGTCAAAGTGTTGATGGATCAGAACATGCAACACACACTGGTTGGAACATAAAAACAGTTGGTTCCGGTGGCCGTGCAGGTCGTGTTCAGTATGAAACGTTAGTTGCCATTTCCGAAATTATAGGTGATGGTTCGGACGATATTACTTTACCTGACGCTTAATAAAAGGGGCTTCGGCCCCTCTATAATATGTTTGATGAATTGAATGAAGATAATTTTATGATGTATGCTATGAAATGCTATACATCACCACACTGTATTATGTCGGAATTTGAGGGAGATATTAAAAGAACGAAATACCTGAAAAGGTTATTCCGTAGATACAAGATAACAAAATCCCTCAAAGAACGATTGATTATAAACCATATCATTTTATTGAACAATGTTTTTGGTCCAGAAGCAACTGCAAGAATATTGTTCTATAAGACTGATGTTCGTGATTATGATATTCTAAAAACTTTTTTGGATTATCTAGATATCATGCCTGATTTTGTTTATGGTGTAAATGGAAAAACTATAGTATCATCAGAAATACCACTAGATATAAATGTCGCAGAGATATTAAGAAACATATGAAAACATTCAAAGATTACTTAGAAGAAAAAGGTCGTTGCTGGCCAGGTCATAGACCTGTTCCGGGTAAAAAACCTTTTTCTCCAGGTAGCTGCACAAAAGAAGAACTTGAATTGCAAGAAGATTTGCGAAAGTGGTTTAAACAAAAATGGGTTCGCATGGACACCAAGGGAAACATTAAAGGTGATTGTGCTCGTGAACCTGGTGAAGGCAAACCAAAATGCCTACCTCAATCAAAAGCACAAGCATTAGGCAAAGAAGGTCGTGCCAGTGCAGCAAGAAGAAAACGCAGAGAAGATC